ACACAGAATCTCTTCTTAGTGCCTCACATATATCTGGACAATTTTATACATAAATGAGCATATATAGTATGATTTAGGCACAATCTATCATATAAAATCAATACATTTAAATAGGGGTTATTATTGGATAGATAATGGAACCAAAGCTGCCAATTGATTCTGACTCCTCTAATACTGCGAAGCCTGCCTACATCGACGCTGGTGAGCAATTTAAGAAACAATTTAATCTAAAGAATCTTAGAATTGATTTAATCCATGATCAGGCCGGAAAGACACATGTGGTGAGGTTGATTCACAGGGCCTACTTTGATATTAAGTTAGCTGATGAAATAATCAAGGGAGATATTAAGAAATTGAATGATTATTTATCTATGCAGATAAAATCTGGAATTAAACAAATCCGGGAATCAGTCCAATGAAAATTGTGAAGGGCACTAATACAAAGTGTTTTGAATTTTATGTTGATATTAAGGATCTAATTGCGAAAATTAAAGGATTGAAAGAAAAAGCAATATTTAGGCAGGCAAATCCAGATAATAATTTTATAATGATGGAGATTCCAGAGAAAGTTTTTGATGAAATATTTGGAGAGGAATTATGCAAATCATAGTCGAGTTAAAAACTCAATCGCGGAGTAGTCTTGGAGACTCTGACATTCAACCGCGAGACCTCGGCTGCGTGAAGCCATAAAGTTAGGTTGGTCTCACCTCTAACATCACGATAGGAAGCCCGCGCCTAATCCAAAGACGGGCACTATAATAAAATGCCAGTAAAAGATAAAGTTGTGAAACAAAAAAAATTGCAGGATTTAGGTGGAAATTTAGCAGTCTTAATCCCTAAAGCTTGGGCAGATGAATTGAATTGGACTCAGAATAAGAAGATTGTTTTGGAATATTTACCCCACAGGAAAATAATTATATTGTCTGAAAATGAAGAAACTGGTAATCCTATCAATTAGTGAGATAGAATATGTCCAGGAATTAGCAAAAAAAATTTGCGATCCGAGGGCGATTAAAGGAGATTTCAGTAAGGCCCTCAGACAAATAATACAGGAACATAAAAATGGAAAAATTATACGTATTCAAGATTCAAAACAATGAAAGACCTGTGACTCAGAAAGAAGGCAGAAATGAAATAATTAAGTTACTTAATATTGCTCCAATTGAATTTCAACTTACTGGCACAAGAGATGATGCTAAGAGGGTTGTTAGTGCGCAGGAATTTGCATTTGAGACTCAAGAAGAGGCCAGAACATTTGCTCTCAGATTGCTTGAAACAAGCACTTTCTTTTTCTGTGAATTAAAAAAGGTAGAAGTTTTATGATAGAACCTAATTTCACTTTACTATTATGGCTGCTTGTATTGAAGATGGCTCTTGATGGAGTTGCAAATATCTATGCTGGGGCAGTCAAGATGGAAAAACCAACTAAATATAGTGAGGGAGAAATTGTTGTTGGAATAATTCAACTGATAATTATTGCCCTAATTTTATTATTATAATGGAAGATAAAAAATATGCACACATTCAATTGGGTGTGAATTTCGCAGATTTGATTAGAACTACTTTAGGGCCACGCGGAATGAATAAAGTGGTTGTTAGTCAATCTGGACATCACATTCATACAAATGATGGTGCGAGTATTGTTAAAAATCTAAAGTCTGATAATCCAATCATTATGCTCTTTAAGGAGTTAGCTGAGTCTCAAGAGGAAAAAGTTGGTGACGGAACCACAACCAGCGTAATCTTGGCAGGTCAATTGCTTGGAAATGCTCTCACCATGATTAATAAGGGAATTCATCCAACAATAATAATTAACGGATATACCCTGGCAAAAGTTGAGGCACTAAAGTTCTTGGACTCAATCAAAGAGGAGGGAGATAAATCAAAAATAATTCAAACAGCTTTTGGATCTAAGATTAGTCCGGACATGGTTAATCATCTGAGGTCTTTAATTTTGAATGTTAAGGATTATGATAAATTGAGAATTCATAAAGTAATTGATGATGCGCTTAAATCAAAATTATTTGATGGGTATGTGATGGAAGGATTTACAATTAATGATCTAATGAAGAAAAAAATTTCTGGTAAAATTGCTATATTAGATTACAGGACAAATGTTGAGGCAGCAAATTTGCAGATTGGAAGTAAAGATGAATTAGAGAAAATCAATGAATATGATCGTTCTTACAAAAAAGAGATTATTGATAAGTTGGCAGAGAAAAAGATTAATTTTCTTTTTTATACAGATACAAATCCAGAGTTTGAATCTCAATTAACTGAAAAAGGAATTACAGGGGTTGTAGTTCATAAGAGAGAAAACATTGATGGAATCTGCGAAGCACTTAACATTCTCCCAAGTAGTCGTCTTGATAATATCCATATAGGTAAAGGAGAAGTAGAATATGTCAAGCCAAATCAAATTTATGTTAAAGGAAATTCTGAAACACTTATTCTTTGTGGGACTACCAAACAAACTCTGGATGAAGTTGAGAGATCTGTTCACGATGTTATATCACTACTTACACATGACATACACACTGTTTTAGGGGCAGGTTGCGTTGAGGTAAGGGTTGCAAGTCATTTATCCAGATTAGCCAAGCAAGTTGGTGGAAAGGAACAAATTGCTGTTGAAAAGTTTGCTGAATCACTTGAGGCAATTCCTTTAATTATTGCTGAGAATGCTGGACTGGATGCTATTGAGGTTTTAACTAATCTGAAGACTCAGCACGAAAAGGGAAATAAAGATTTAGGTGTGGATATATTTATTGGAATTTCTAATGCGAGAGAGAAAGGAATTGTAGATCCTGTTTTGGTAAAACTCTACGCAATCAATTCTGCGACTAATGTTGCAAACCTCATTCTCAAGACTGACACCGTTTTGGTTGGAGAGGAAAAATGACTCAGCATGTAATAGCAGCAATAAGAGATAGGGTTGATGAAACCTTAGGCCAATGGAGATTAACTATCTATGATGATAATCTAAATGAAATCTTTGAGAGAGTCGTGAAGGATATAAAATGTTAATCAGTGACTATATTGCCCATAGAATTAAAATAGAGACTGACACAGTCTTTGGAATTACAGGGGGAGGAATTGTTAATTTATTTGAGGCTTTAAACAAAAGAAGTTTGAATGTTGTGAACATGCACCATGAACAAGCATGCGCAATGGCTGCTGACGCTTATGCGAGGGTTAGTGGAGGATTGGGAGTTGTAATTGGCACATCTGGTCCAGGAGCAACAAATCTAATTACTGGAACTTGTTGTTCTTGGTTTGATTCAGTTCCGGTTTTAACAATCGCTGGACAAGTGCCAACAAACCATCTGAAGACAGGAAAATTAAGACAAAAAGGTTTTCAGGAAACTGATACTGTTGAATTATTTAAATCCATTACTAAATCAAGCAAGCGAATGCTTCATGCTCAAGATTTAGAAGATGCAATTAATTTAGCCAAAGATGGAAGACCAGGCCCAACCTTCTTAGAGTTGTGTGATGATATTCAAAGAGCCAAGCAAAGAGTGGCAATTTCTATTCCTGCCAGAGAAGAATTTGATTGTGCTGCTGGATTAAAACTCAAAAAGAAACTTGAGAGGTTGCTAAGCAAAGCCAAACGTCCTGTCTTGATTGTTGGGGCAGGAGTAAAACAGGCCAGAGTCGAACAAGGAGTGAGAGAGTTGATAATTAACTTAGGGATACCCACTTTTTTAACATGGGGTGCAATGGACTTGCTCCCTCATGATTCTCCTTTAAATTGCAGAGATTTTGGAGTGACCAGTCAAAGGATAGGAAATTATGCTATTAAGCATGCAGATTTGGTGATTTGCATTGGTACCAAACTTGACACTCACAATGTTGGTACCAACTGGACTGATGGAAAGGTTGTGATAATAGATATTGATGAGGCTGAATTGGAGAAGAAACATGAGGGCACATTCAAACTAAAAATCAAAAGGGATTTGAAATGGATGCCTCAATTTGATAATACAAGCAATAATCTTCATTGGGCATGGTTAAATAAGATTCAAAATCTCAGGAAAAAATACCCCCTCCCTAAAACAAGGCCTTATGAGTTTATTAAAAACTTATCAGAAGCAACTCCTGAAAAGTCTGTGATAATTACTGACGCAGGTCAAACACTCACTTGGACGATGATGGCGTGGAAAGTCAAATGGCAACAAAAACTATTCTCAGCATTTAATCACTCACCAATGGGTTATGCTCTTCCAGCAAGTATTGGTGCTTACTATGCCTCACCCAAATCAAACATAATCTGTATCTCTGGGGATGGTGGATTTCAAATGAATTTACAAGAACTGAGTTTAATTGGAAAGAACAGACTTCCAATCAAAATATTTGTTTTAAATAATAAAGGATATGGAATGATGAAGCAAACTCAATCAGATTGGGATGGTCTTGAAGTTGGAGTTGCAGCCAATCCTCCTATGACAGATTTAGAGAATATTGCCAAATGTTTTGGACTAAGATATTCAAAAAATCCTAAAAATTTACACCAAATTTTAAGAAGCAAATTTCCTTGCCTTGTGGAAGTGATGATCCCAGAATTCTCAAAGATTGAACCTAAACTAAAATTCGGAGATGAGTTTACTGACCTATCCCCTAAATTATCAAAAAATGAAAAAAGAAAAATTGAGAAAACTCTCAAAGGTTGAAGAACACAGAAAGAAAGCAAGAGATAGAAGAAGGAAGTCTTATAATGAGAATCCTGATAAAATCAAAGAACAAAACAAAAAGTGGAAAAAGAAAAACCCAACTTATAAAGTTGAATATAGAAAGAAAAAACCAGAACTTCATAAGAAGTGGGATAAGAAGTATAGAGAAAATAATCCAGAGAAAGTTAAAGTAAGAAAACAAACGCAACACAAATATGGCTATCCTCCAAAAGGATTTGAATACCATCACTTTGAACCATATCACAAAGATAATTTTATTCTCGTGACCAAAAAAATTCACACCAAAATACACAATGGCAAACTTAAAATTAAGCAAAAGATCTGATAGACTAATAGGTCAGCAGATGTTTCAAATTAAGGCACGCGCAGAAGAGTTAGAGAGGGCTGGTGTGGATCTTCTTCACTTTGAAATAGGAGATACTTGTTTCAATTCTCCCAGAAAAGTAAAGAGGGCAGTCATTAAGGCAATCAAACAAAATAAAACTCACTACACTGATCCTAAGGGGTTATATGAGTTAAGAGAGGCGATAGCCAAGAAGCACAAGATTAATCCAGAGAATGTTGCAGTTCTTCCTGCCAACTTTGGAATCTTTGCTGCATTATCAATTCTCTGTAATAAAGGGGACAAAGTTAATTATCCCATTCCAGGATTCCCAACTTACAAAGGAGTTTGTTCTTATTTGGGATTAAAGCATTCCAAGAAGGCTCAGGTTGAGATTTGGAATTACCCAAACAATCCGACCGGAAAAATGTATGATAAAAAAGAAACAGATAATTTTGTAATCTTTGATGATCCTTATAATGGGATGATTTATAGTAATACAAAAGGAGTAACTACCCTCTATGGTGATCATTCAATTTATCTTGGTTCATTTTCTAAGACTCATGCTATGCCCGGATTCAGACTTGGCTATATGGTTGCAAGTAAAAAGATAATTGATAAAGTTGCACTCTTGATTGAAACTACTTATTCTTGTTTGCCAGAGTTCATTCAGTTAGCTGGATTGGAAGCACTCAAAGTTAAGAATTATAAAATGAAAGAATTAAAGATTAGGAGAGATCTCATGGTAAAAATTCTCAAGAAAAAATACAAAGTAACTGCTCCTGAAGGAGGAATTTATATTTGGGTTCCTGTTAAGGACTCAAACAAGGAGTTTCACAGATTATTAAATAACGGAATAGTTGTTTGTCCAGGGGAAGTCTTTGGCTCCAAAAAACATATTAGATTCTGCTTTGCTAAATCTATAAAAGAAATTAAAGAATTGGAAAAAAGATTATGAGAGTCACGATTGTTTATACCAAGATGGATGATCAGATGAAAAGATGTTTAGCCAGCTTGAAGAAATATTCAGATTTACCAATTGATTTATTGAAAGTTGAAAATCCAAGTGAAACAACTGATCCTTTTATTGAGTATAATAAATATTTCAAAACCATACAGGATGATATTATCATCTGGCATCCGGACATGATTGCAACAAGAAATTGGCAAGATAAACTTGCAAAGTATTGGGATAAGTTTGATGTGATTGGAATGAAACTAATTTATCCAAATGGATTGATTCATCACTTTGGCGGAGCCATCTATGAAAATGGGATTGGCTTTCACCCAAACCAAAAAACAATTAATATAGGATTAACTGAACCTCAAAGTGTTGCATTTGTCACAGGGCCAGGAACAATTATAAAGAGAAAAGTTTTAGATAAAATAGGTGGATATGATGAGCAATTCATTAAAGGTTATTATGGAGATGTGGATTGGTGTTTCAGAGCCAGAGAAGCTGGTTTTACTGTTGGAGTAATTCCTATTGAAATAATCCATGAAGAAAATGAGGGTGGCAGAAATCAAAAAGAAATAGATCATTATCAAACCCTTCACCATCAAAGATTCATAGCTAAACACATGAAAGCTTTATCGGAGCATAAATGAAAGACTATAATTATTTTGAGGCATACTTAACACTTAGATGTAATCTTGGATGTTCTTATTGTATTAATGATAATGATGGAGTGGTGAGAAACAGACCAGAAATGTCTGCTGAAGAATGGGCAAAAGCTTTGAACAAGATTGATTTTGGTGAAACTCCATTAACATTAGGTGGAGGTGAGCCAACCCAACATCCTGGATTCTTTGAGTTATTGGATAGACTTAACTTAGAAACTCAAGTTGATTTACTAACCAACTTACAATTTGATGTAAAAAGATTTATGGATGAAACTTCACCACTTAGATTCAGTCAAAAAGGAAGTGCCTACAAATCAATAAGAGTTAGCTATCACCCAGATTTTCATAAACCAGAAAGATTAGTTGAGGATGTGAAAACTTTGCAGGATGGAGGTTATTCTATTGGAATATTTGGAATCAATCACCCAAGAAACTTAGAAGCAAATGTTAAGATGAGTGAGCTTGCAAGAGTAGATCAAGTTTACTTTTTCATTAAAGACTTTCTGGGAGAGTTTGATAATCACAGATTTGGATATTTTAAATATCCAGAAGGTTTAGACAGATTAAAGAAAGATGCACTTTGTAGAACCAAAGAAGTTTTAGTTGATCCAACAGGGGATGTTTACAAGTGCCACAGGGATTTGTATCACGATGAAACTCCAATTGGGCATATTTCAGATGGTTTGCCAGAATATAAATTTAGAGGCTGTGATAAGTTTGGCTATTGCAATCCTTGTGATGTTAAATTAAAAACAAATAAATTCCTTGAGATGGGACAATGTGCGGTGGATATAAATGAAAATTAAACAAACAACAAGACTATTGACAATTTGTTCTACAAGAATTCGTCCTAAGTGGGCAAAGATAATGGTTGATTCTTTTAATGAAACTAAGAATGATTTTACTGAGATTGTTTTCTATGTATGGGATGAAGATCCATTTGTAAAAGAATATAAAGAATTGCTTAAAGATGAGAATGTGATCTATGGGCCTAAAAGATTTATGACAGAAGTTCTAAACTACATCACGACGGAAGTCTATCCAGATATAGAATATTATCAAAACATAAATGATGACCATGAGTATCTAATGCCAGATTGGGATAGAATGATGTTAGAGCCTCTTGATAAAAACAATGGTTGGGGAATATCTTATTGTCGTGGAGTGAACGCAGCACACAATCCAAATGCAGAAGTGATGTCTGGAAAAATTGTTAAAGCACTTGGATATTATCTTTATCCTGGATTCAGACAATTTGGGTGTGAGCCTTACATGATTAATATTGGAGAAGAATTCAAATTCTTTTATTATATTGAAGGGGATGTAATTGCTCATAATTGTGTAAACATTGGGAAGATGCCTAAAGATGCAAACTATGAATTCATCTACGGCGAGGATATTCCTTACGGACTTGGGGTTTTCATTGAGTGGGAAAAAACTAAGAAAGCTATTGACTTTAAGAAAATTAGAGAGGCCATGAAATGACAGATAATTTAAGGGAGAATATTGAAAAAGGAGCTATGGCAAAAGCTGAAGCAATGGATGATTTAGTTTACAACACTTTGACGGACAGCCGAAAGAAGAGTGCTTTGAAGAGTATTATCTGGAGAATTGTTGGAGTGATGGTTTTAGCTGCGGTAACTTACTTTTATACTCAAAGTTGGATTACCACAGGTTTGGTGACAATTATTCACCATGTTGTTTTCTTGTTTGTATTTTATTTTCACGAAAGGATTTGGTTAAGATTTAAAACAACAGGTTTGAAAAGAAAAATCTACAAGATGTTCACTTATGAAACTCTTTGTGGAAATATTATTTTAGGAATTATAACTTACGCAATCACTGGAAGCTGGAAGGCAATGACTGCAATCACTTTAACTTACATTGGAATTAAACATATTTTGTATATAGGGAATGAATTTGTATGGAATATGTAGATAAATATTGGGAAAAAGAAAGAGGCAACTCAGATTCGTGGAGTCCTAACATGGCAGACCATGTTGTCTTAATTAATCTTATTGAGAAATTTAATCTTAAATCTTTCTTTGAAATTGGAACACACTTAGCATTCACTACCAAACTTCTTGATGAGCACCCAAACATTGAGAGATGGAAATCCATTGATATTCATTCTACGCATGCACACCAAAATATATTTAGAGCAGATAGTGCAAATTACAAAACTGATGAGCAATTTGATTTAGTTTTTATTGATGGGGATCACAACGAAGTTAAGAGAGATACTGAATTGGCCTTAACAATGAAACCTAAGATTATTGCCTGGCACGATTATAGTTCTTTAGATCAAGCCATTAAATTAGTTATCCAAAGGGCAGTGGACTTATTCAAACCAATAAATGTGGAGGCAAATATAGCATGGAAGAAAATGTAGTTTATGCTTATGTTGTTGCAGATCTCTTACATATTGGGCATATTAGACATTTAGAAGCCTGCAAAAAACTTGGTGTTACTAAATTAATTGTTGGAGTATTAACTGACGAAGCTGCTATGGAAAAGAAACAAAAACCAATAATTCCTTTTAATGAGAGAATGGAAATAGTCACAGCCCTTGAGTGTGTTGATAAGGCAATCAAACAAGATACTTATCTACCAACTAAAAATCTAAAAGAAATAAAACCAAATATTTTAGCTGAAAGCACAAGTCATCGTTCTGCTGATATAGAAGATGCCAAGAAACTTTTGGAAGGGTGGGGTGGAGAAGTTAAGGTTATGCCTTACTTCCCTGCACAAAGTTCTACAAGAATAAAATCTCAAATAAGAAATGCACCTATTGACAATAAAGCTATCCTCTTAGATTATTATAAAGAGGAGAGTGTTCAGGATTGCCAATACTTAGTTACTCCTGCAAAGTGGACTTGGATGTTCAATGACCACAAGGTTTTATTGGATGTGATTGATAAGTTCAAAATAAAAACTGTTCTTGAGATTGGAACTTGGCAAGGTTTTACTGCTGGTGCAATGTTAAAGAAAGGTTGCAAAGTAAAAGCGATTGACATATATGATGGAATGGACATAGAATATAGGCATGGTTCTCACAGCAAAACAACTAAAGAGAATTATGGAAAGTATGCTTTACACGATCCAAATTATGAAATAATTTTTTGTGATAGCCTTAAATACCAGCCAGTAGGTGAAGTTGATATGGTGTTTATCGATGGCAATCACCAATATGAATGGGTAAAGTCTGATACAGAATTAGCAAGGAAGTTTAATCCAAAAGTAATTATCTGGCATGATTATGGTTCTGAAGCAGGAGTTAGAAAGTATATTGATGAAATAAACAAAGCTGGGAAGACTATCGTCCACACACAAAATAGTCTAATGGTCTGGGAGCAGTGCAGATGAGTCACCAAAAGATATTCTTTGAGTTTGATGATTTGTGTAAGGAACTAAAAATAGAGTGGTGTTTCACACTTGGAACTGCTCTTGGATTATACAGGCAAAAGGCACCCATCGGTGGAGACAATGATATTGACTTGATGGTATTTTGTGGCCATCGCCAATTAGAGAAGATGAGAAAGAAATTAATTGAGTTGGGATTTAAATATGCAGGAATGAACATGGGGGCTGGTGAAGAGATGAATATGCACTTTCACAAGTATGGAATGTTGTTGGATGCTCACTTTCAATGCTTAGAGGAAGAAGAAAGGTTTTATGATGAGTTTGACCAAGTAAATTATTGTGGAAGGACTTTCAATGTCCCTCACCCAATCGAAGAATATCTTCAATTTGAATATTTTGAAAACACTTCCAATCCAAGTAATTGGAGAATTCCAGATATGGGAAAGAGCAGACCAATAAAAAATCAAGGAACCAGACCTCCTGGTAGTGCAAAAGGAATAAACCCCCAATCTTATTTTGGCTGGGCTAAAAAAACTAAATTTAGGTGGGAGGATTGCGTTGATCCAAAATGGCAAGATAACCAAGATAATCATGGCTAAACATAAAATAGATTCAGATTACAGAATGGATGATACTAAACTGCTTTGGCACATGGATAGAGTCAGAGATTTATTTGACAATGATAAAAGGATGGCTCCAATAATGATTGACATGGGCCTAACCAAATTCTGCAATATCAAATGTATTTATTGTTATGGACAAAATCAAAATCCTTGTAAGGACTTAATTAAGAGAGAACCTTTAATTGAGTTGGTGAGTTCAGCCAAGAGACTTGGGATTAAAGCTATTGGTTTTATTGGGGATGGAGAACCAACTTGCAATCCAGCAATGTATGAAGCTTTAGAAAAAGCTACTTGCGATATGTCTATCTCTACTAACGGTGTTATGATCACTTCACATTTTCAAAGAGAAGTTATCCTCAAAAATTGCACTTGGATGAGGTTTAATCTTTCTGCTGGAACAAAGGAAGGTTATAAGAAAATTCATGGGGCTGACCATTTTGAAAGAGTAGTTACAAATATTAAAGAGATGCTGAGATTGAGGAATGAGGAAGGGCATAAATGTGGGATAGGATTACAGAGTGTTTATGTTCCAGGACTTATGGATGAAGAGATGATTGCCGAAAGTAAATTAGCTGTTGAACTTGGAGTGGACTATTTTGTAATAAAACAATGCTCACTCCCAGATGGAAATAAAAGGGTTGGTGAAATAGAATTTGATGTTAATGATTATGATTCTTCTCGGGTTAAAGAGGTGTTAGAAACTTGCGAAGCACTTAGCACAGAAAAAACTAAGATTATTCCTAAATGGAATTTAATTAAACAGAAAGGTAAGAGGCCTTACAACGGATGTCCTGGAATTCCACTCTTACTTCAGATCTCTGGGAATGGGGATGTTTATCCTTGTGGGCAAATGTTTCAAAATAAAAAGTATGATAAGTATCTTATTGGAAATATTCATGAGGATTCTTTTGAAAAACTACTTAACTCAGACAAATATTGGGATGTTATGAAAGAGATGCAAAAGTTTGATGTTCACAATGATTGCACTGGCGCATGCAGACAAGATAAGATAAATGAGTTCTGTTACAATTATTTAAATAAACCACGAGGAATTAATTTTATTTAAGATGAGAAGAAATAATCACTTACAAAAAGGAATGCACATAGGAAAGGAGACTGAATTCAAGAAAGATCATACTCCTTGGACTAAAGGAAAAACAAAAAAAGATTATCCTCAAATGACTAATAAAAGTAAATTGGGGCAACACCCTTCTGAAGAATCTGAAAAGAAAAGAATCAAAAGTTTAAAAAAAACTATAAAAAAGAGAGGTTATAAAACAGAGGCTAATGGTAGGGCAAGATATTCTGTTAAAATAAAAATTTGGAGATTAGCAGTTTTTGAGAGAGATAAATTCACCTGCAAGGAATGTGGGAAAAAAGGTGTTGCATTGGAATCCCATCATATAAAGTCTTGGGCAAAATATCCTAAACTCAGATTTCAAATTTCTAATGGAGAAACTCTATGTTTAAAATGTCATAAGAAAACTAAAAATTATAAAGGGAGAGGAAGATGAAAATTCTATGGAAAGGAAACGTATTTAATCCAACCGGTCTGGCAACTGCAAATAGAGAAATGTGTAAAGCACTTCATAAATTAGGAGTTACAATTCAAACCACTGATCCCTGGAGGAGTCAATGGGAATTCACAAAAGGATTAGAGCACTTAAATAATCCAATGGATGTTGCTAAAGATACAATTACTATCTTTGCAGATTATCCTCAATCTTGGAGAGAAGGACATGGAAAATTAATTGGATTATTTTTACATGAGGGAACCAGACTTATGCCTGGCTGGGCAGAATTAATGAATAGAGTTGAAAGAATAATTGTTCCTGCACAATCAGTTAAGAACTTATTTAAGTGGAATGGGGTAGGTGTGCCAATAGAAGTAATTCCATTCGGAGTGAGTGATATGTATAAGCCAAAATCAAGGGAGAAAAATAAGGATTTTATTTTCTTATCAGTGAACTCTTGGACAGGTAATCCAGGGGATCGGAAAGGAACCGAGTTATTAATCAAAGCTTTTGATGAAGAATTTAAGGATGAGAAAGTTAAACTTATACTCAAAATCTCAACATTCTGGCAGAATCCAATAGATTATCAGAAGGCTATAAATGACGTTCTGGGCCATGCTAACAAGAATATTCTCTTTAACTCAGAGTATATGCCAGAAAAAGAATTAGTGAAGAATTATCAAAATTCTGATTGCTTTGTTTCTCCTACCAGAGGGGAAGGATTCGGCTTAACTATTTTAAATGCTATGGCTTGTGGAGTGCCTGTAATCGTGACTAAAGACATAAATGCTGGACACATGGATTTCTGTAAAGGGGTTGCTTCTGTTCTTTGGATAGATGCTCCTTCTGTCAAACAAGGAGACAGAAGATTCTATGCTGAAGGAAATATGTTGGCAGAGCCAGACTTAGAAAGTTTAAAGAAACAAATGAGATATGCTTTTGAACATAGAAGTTTAAGGAATTGGGCAACTGAGAATTCTGAACAAATTAGAAAGGATTGGAGTTGGGAAAATTCTGCTAAAAAACTAATTAAATTTTTGGAGAAGAAAGATGAAGTGTCCAGCATGTGAAGGTAAAAAATATAAAATAATTTCAATTATGGGAAAAGGTTGTTATAAAGAACTTTGGATTGATTGCCAGGTATGTCTTGGAACAGGCAAAACTAAGAAAGAAATTATAGATATGAGGAAAAAATCAAAATGAATCCTGAACAGTTAAAAGAATTGAATGAGGTTAATTGGTGGCATACCATTGAAATAGACGGAGTCAAAACTAACGGAAAAGATAATTCTGAAGAAAAATTAAAAGCAATTAAGATGCCAGGAGATCTAACAGGCAAGAAAGTTTTAGATGTTGGGGCTTGGGATGGTTTCTTTTCTTTTGAAGCTGAGAAAAGAGGAGGGGATGTTTTAGCAATAGATACAATCACTTGGTTGTATAATCACTTGTGGGATGTTCAAACCGATGGATATAAACCCCACACAGGTAAGAAAGGATTTAATCTTGCGAGGAAATTATTAAAGTCAAAAGTAAAAGATGAGGAGATCGAAGTGATGGACTTATCTAAATCAGGGTTTGATTTAGAGTTTGATTTAGTTTTATGTTTGGGAATACTTTATCATATGAAAGATCCTCTTGGAATGTGCCAAGTGATGTATGATGTTACTAAAGAGGGAGGACAATTAATATTAGAAACTCATGTTGATGCTGAGAACACTGGCACGCCAGCAATGGTGTTTTACCCATTTAAAGAATGTAATAATGATCCAGGCACTTGGTGGGGGCCTAACCCAGCTTGTGTTGTTCAGATGCTTCAAGCCGTAGGCTTCAAAGAAATTAAACCTATCCTACACAATAATCACAGATTTATTGTTCATGCTTTTAAAAAATGAATAAAGAATATCATAAAAAGTGGAGAGCAAAAAATAAAGAAAGTATCAAAAGATCTGATCGTAAATGGTATTTAAAAAATAGAGAAAAGGCTATTGCAAGAGCCAAAGATAAAAAATATCCAAGAGATAAAGAAAAAACAAAATTAAGAAATCAAAAATATTTTAAAAACAATAAAGAAAAATTCATTGCTAAATCTATTGCAAGAAATTTTGAAGCAGATAAACAGTGTGGGATTTGTGATAGAGAACCTAATTTAGAAAAACACCACTGGGATTATAATAGACCAGAACTATTTTCTACATTATGTAAGAGTTGTCATAGAATTCAACATATAAAAGGAGCTTTCAAATGAAAAAACAAATTACAGTTATGAGTTATGGAGACAATCCTTTAGTAAGTACAGGTTATGGAATGGTCTGGAATAATTTACTTATGAGATGGGTTAAGATGAAACCTAACTGGAAATTTATGCACATTGGTTGGCAAGGTAGAGATAGAATGCACCAAACCACAGAGGGATATTGGCAGTTGCCGATAGCAAAACAAGAGATGGGAACAGATACAATTATTCCTAATCTATTAAAACACCAACCAGAAATCTTATTAACCCTTGCTGATGTTGGAAAACAAGGTGCATATATTCAAGCAATCTATGAAGCTAAGAAACAAGGATGGAGAGGAAAATGGTTAGCTTACACACCAATAGATACTCACCAATGGGCAATTCATTGGGATGGAATTTTTGATGCTCCTGATGTAAATATTGCAATGTCTCAGTTTGGAGAACTTCAGTTTAGTAAATATAATGTTCCAAATTTAACAATGATTCCTCACGGAGTGGACACAAAAGTTTTCTTCCCAAAAAATATAGATGAAGTAAAAAATAAGTTTGATATTAAAAATAAGTTTGTTATTGGTTATGTTGGAAGAAATCAAATAAGAAAGATGATAGCTTACTGGTTGAGAGGTTTTGCTGAGTTTGTTAAAGATAAAGAAGACGCAGTTTTACTTTTACATACAGATGTTAATCCCCCAGCAGGTGAGGGGAGAGGTTGGGCTATGGATGCACTTATTTGGAAATATGAGCAAGAGACTAAGAGTCCTCTTTTTCAATCAAAAAAGATTATGCTTACAAGAAGTAACTTAGATCTAACTGAGAGACAAATGGTTTCCTTTGATGATATGAATGAAATCTATAATATGATGGATTTGTTTTTATTTCCTACTGGTGGAGAAGGATTTGGTCTTCCAGCAATAGAATGTCAGGCAACAGGCACTCCAATAATTATGACAGAGAATACTACTGCTCCTGAATTAGTGAAAGCTGGAGAGATGATTAAAGTTCTCAAAGACAAATATGGAAGACAAGCAAACATTATTGGAACTAACGGAGTTGAAAACACAATTCCAGATGACAAACATGTAGTGGAATTATTAGAGAAATATTATAAACTTTGGAAAGAAAATAAATTAAAAGCTATCTCTGAGAAGGCAAGGAAATTCGCATTAACTTATGACTGGGATATAATTTCTAAAAGTTGGATTAAATTATTTGAGGATAATATATGAAAAGAAAAAGGAAATGCTGGTGGATGGCAGAAAGAAATAGGAAGTATAGGGCTTTCAAACAAAGAGCAAAAATTATTTGCAGATATTGTGGTAGAAATTTTGAGGTTATCCCAGGGAGATCTTTAACTGCTAAATATTGTTCAAGAGAATGCAAAGATATGTCTCAAATAGTAAAGAACTCTTATAGTTATAATCAAAAAGTTTATAGGGAATTAAGTAAATTATTTCTTCAAAAATGTATTCTTTGTGGCACTGATGAGAGATTGCTTGTTCACCATAAGGATGGAAATAAATTTAATAATTCTTTAAAGAATTTATCTATCCTTTGTAGAGCATGCCATAACAGAGTTCATCTGAGGAGATCCGGGGAATTAATAATAATTTCCACACCTACCTCATGAGAACTATAAAACAAATCTTAAAGAAGACAAAGTATAGTGAAACCCAAATGGAAGAATTCTGGAGCAAGTGCTATCTTGATTATATTTACTTTGCTGAACATGTTCTTGGTTTTGATATTGCTGATTATCATCGAGAGTGGCACATGTTGGCAGAAAAATATCCAAGACTCTGCATTATAGCTTATCGTGGTTCTGGAAAAACACATTTCTTTTCTGGATATTATTTGTGGAAATCTATCTTTCAATTCCCAAGAGAGACTCTAATCATCTCACGATTAGAAAGCCAAGCTAAAGGAATTTTGAAGATTATAAAACTCATGATGACAGCAAATGAAATATTAAAACAATTTGTTCCTGATAATAGAGATGCAACTTGGAGAGCAACAGAATTAGAGTTGGTGAATGGATCTAACTTTTATTGTAAACCATACGGAGAGGGTGTTCGTATGTGGCACCCAGATGATATTCTATGTGATGAGATAGGAGAGTATGAAGATAAATCTATATTCTGGACAGCAGTTCTTGGAACAGTTCAGTTAAAGAGAGGAAGAGTTATTGGAATGGGAACTCCCAAATCAGCTTCGGATTTGCTAACTGAGTTGAAAGATAATGAGGAGTATTTTTGTGAGGAATATCCAGCAGAGAAGGAGGGCAGAGCCCTCTGGCCAGACAAGTATTCACTACTAAACCATGATACTGATTTGAGAAAGAGTCTTGTTAAAGTTAAGAGAGAAGTTGGAGAATTAGCTTACACCCAAGAGTATATGTTAATTCCAATTAGTTCAGCCAACTCATTATTTCCTTACGAGATTTTAAAAGACAATATATCTGATAAAGAAAAGTTTCTTCCTTTCGGCAGAAAAGGTGAGAGATACTATATGGCTTATGATATTGCCAGAACCCCAAAAGGAGATTATGTTGTTTTGATTGTAATAGAGGTTAGTTCTAAAGGAAAAAGAGTTGTCAAGGCCCTCAGATTCAGAGACACTTTTGAAGAACAATTATTAAAATTTAGAAGAATGTATAATGATTTCAAACCAACTAAAACAATCATTGATGCTACTGGAATGGGAGACCAGCAAGCAAGAGATATTCAATCAGAATTTTCTGGAATAGAAATGATGAAAGTGACTTATGATCTAAAGATTAACATGTTCACGGATTTACGACGTGAGTTCGAGAATCTTAATTTAGTTCTCCCTAACAATAAAGATGATGCTGCCTACAAGTTTACTCAACAATTAGTCAAAGAGTTAAATGAGATTGCTTTGAAGATGGATCTTCGCCCAGGACAAACTACAAGACCTAAATTTCATTCAGGCAAGTATGATGATTGTGCGAATGCCTTAGCCTTTGCAAATCGGGCCAGCCAGAACCTTTACGGAGAAGTTTCAATAAGAGGTATTGAATAATTATCCCTTCACAATTGGTGATCTCAAAATATCTATTGTAAGATACCCATTGCTGGCATTGAGTGAACCCTGTCTAAATCTAATCAAAATTGTTTTATAGAACTCCTCAATCAATTTGCTCTTAACAATCTTCTTCTCCTTGCAAAGCTGATTAATCTCATCTCTTATTGCTTTGTTTATCTTCACAGTTTCCAGGACATCATTTGGATAGTCATATTTTCCTACTTTCATTATAAAGAGGAGCATTAAGAGTGAGTGTTATCTTACCCTCCGTCCCTTACGGGATAGGAACTCCTCATAGCTGTGGATGGAATCGAACCATCTTCTCAGGATCATGAGTCCTGCGTCCTACCTTTAGACTACACAGCTTTTACATAAAAAGATACAAACATTTAAATAATTAACTGATTTAGACTAAATATGGCAGAAAAAGGCAAGAAATCTCCAGAAATGGCCAAAGCCTCAGTTAGAGGATTGGAAGTTAATTATGTTCCTCATGCAAGTTTCACTGGAATTGCTAAGGAGATCTTTTCCTCAGAATCAAATATTAATACACAAACTCTTTATGATGTTGTAAAACATTCATCTGAAGTGTCTGCTTGTATGCTGGCTAAGGTTGAAGATGTTATGGCAGACTATTGGAGATTCAATAAAGGAAGCAAGAATGAGAAAACTGAGAAGGCTGCAATCAAACAAGCAAAAGATTTTGAAGAGAAGTCTAATTACTATATGCGTTTGACTGATGCTCTCTTTGATTATTTTGTTACAGGGAATGGATATATTCTAAAGCTGAGTGTTGATGCTGACGCAGTAAAGAGTATTATGGTAAAGTTATCACAAAAGATGGCCAAAGCTTTGGGCGTTGAGATAAACAAGAAAGATATATTTAGGATGATTCAACAAGAAACAGAAATCCCTAAAGACTTACAAACATTAAAAGCCTCGACGATAAAAATCAATTATGATAAGACAGGTGAGATTGCTTCTTATACTCAAGAAGTTAGAGGTGAAAAGAGAGTTTACAAACCTAAAGATATAATTCATTTGGGTGCAGTAAGAGTGGGCGGACAGCCATACGCATTCTCTCGTTTAGAACCTTGCCTTTCTGATGTAGCAACTTTAATCTTTGCTAAGGAATTTGCTGGAAAGTATTTTGAGAATGATGGAATCCCTTACTTTATCTTCAAGATGTTAGAGGAATCTCCTGATGGAAGAAATTATAAGCTGCTAAAGAAAGAGCTAAGAGAGTTAAAAAAGAAGTCTGAGAAATATCGTTCTATGGTTTTAACTGGAAATGTTGAGGTTGAGCAAGTAAACAAGTTCAATAAGGACATGGAGTTTGCTAAGTTGATTGAACATTTTACAGCAAAAATATTCATGGGATTGGGAGTGCCTCCAAGCAGAGTATTCTATACTTTGCCAAATAAAGAGTCTGCTCAAGATGTTGGAAAAGTTGAAACTGGATATTATAAGGGCCTTGCATTTAATCAGAAAATAATTGAGATTACTTTAAACAAAGACTTATGGAATTTGTTTGGAGTTACAAAGCAATTCAAGAGATCTTATAAGATTGATGAGATGAGAGAGGCTGAGATTGTGAGAATCCTGGCTGAAGTAGGTGCCATCACTCTGGAAGAATCAAGAGAGAGAATTGGAATGGATCCTAAAATACCGAAGGGAACTATGCCAAAATCAATTGGAAGTGATAGAAATATTGACATGGACAGAGACAAAAAAAGAGAGCAAGGAACTGATCAGGGTGAAAAAAATAAGACAGATAATAAATTCAAGAGTAAATCAATGGATGCCTTTGAAGTGTCTTTCATCAATTTTAAGAACATTGTTGAACACTTATTGGGTGAAGGAAGTTTCTCAAAAGCTAAGGTTTTATATTTAGAAACTGATGCAGAATTTATACTATACTTTGCTGATGGCAATTGGAAATACAAAACCAAGGTGTCAAAAAGTGCACTCCCAGATGAGTTTAGGATAGACTTAACTAACTTTGTTAAGATTTTTCCATAAATCTTTTTACATAAAATAAACATAATTCTTTTAAAGAGTAACTACTTCACTATAATGACAAAATGAATAAAGGTTTTACAATTATGGCCCCTATAATTAAGTCTTGGGAAGATGAGGTAGTTACAAAGGCTGATGAGGGGAAAAAGACTATTGAAAAGGGCAAACACAAATTTGTTGAAGTTGTTGTTTCTGGTTTAGAGAGTGACAGAGAAAATGAGAGGATGTCTCAAGAGGCTATTGATGATATGATTAAACAATATAAATCTGGAACTATCCCTTTCTTCTCAGATCATGGTAGAGATTCTAAGACAGGCGAAGGTTTTGTTTATTCCTGGAAGGGAATGATGGGAGTTTGGGTTGATGCTAAACAAGAAGGCAATCATTTGAAGGCAGTTGTAAGATTAAATAATTCTCATCCAGATGTGGACCAATTTTGGAATTATATCCAAGATGGAATGCCAATAGGATTTAGTATTGGGGGAACTCCTGAAGGCCCTCCAACTATGGAGGATAATTAATGGCTAAAAAAATAAAAGTGTGGGGAAAGATTAAATTAGTGGAAACTTCTTGCTGTGGGATTCCAATTTATCCATACGCACACAAATCATTTTCACTTATCAAAGCTTTAAGGGAAACCGTAGAGCCAGGTGATAAATTAAATTTAGGAGAGAAACCAATGGACGAAACAGAAAAATCTGAAGAGAAATCTGAAGAGAAATCTGAAGAATCCGGAGAAGCTGAAGCTAAAACAGAGAAGGCTGAATCTGGGGAAAAAGAGGAGAAACCTGAAGAGAAACCAGAAGCAGAAAAATCTGTTGGTGCAAAAGAAGTTGTGGATATGATGGCTAAAGCATTCAAACAGGCTATTGCTGAAAGCAATGTAGAAAGGGGACTTGTATCTCAAGAGGATAAAGTCAAGAGCATTCAAGAAGAACTTTCTAAGAAAAGCGTAGGTGAGATAGCTATGATGAATGGTTTATTTGTATCAGATCCAGAACCTCAAACTCTCCAAGCGCAGGGAGAATTTAGATGAGCCCAAGTATCATGAAAGCTCTGAATGAAGCTACAAATTCTGATGGACTTTATTTAGTTCCTACTGAATATAGTAACAGACTTTTGGCATTAGTTCAAGCTAAAGCTAAGATCATGAATGATTGTGATATTAGACAGATGGCAGGTCTTACTAAGTATATCCCTAAAGTTACCGATGGGACTACTGCTTACTGGCCCGGAGAAATGGGTTCAATTACAGCAGCAAGTCCTAAGTATGGAAGGATAACTTTGACAGCTAAGAAAGTTGCTGCACTAACAGAAGCGTCTTCTGAAGTATTAGAAGATAACAATGTGAATGTTGCTACCGAATTAGTTGATCAAATGGCTACTGATATTGCTTTGGCAATTGATGGAGAGATCCTTACCGGAAGCGGTACTAATTTCACAGGGTTAAGAGACACAGCGTCTATGACCAATGCTGTGGATGCGGCTGGAAATATTGCACTGACTCATGCAGATGGGACGGCGAGTGTTCTTACAGGGGCTTCAATTACTATTAAGGCAATTAGTGCCGCAGTATATGAAATTCTTGGAGACAATCACGAACAACCAGACATTTCTTATTGGAATCCGAAAACTCTTGGGCAGGTTGCTGCTCTAACAGATTCAACTACAAGACCTGTATTGAATCAAGAAACTTTTGGAAGTCCACTTTTAAGAGATGGTGTGGTAGGAACTCTATATGGAACAAAGGCAAAGACAACTACAAATTTGCCAACAACTTTGTCATATGGAACTACAACTGCGTTAGGCTCAGCAAGCAGTGCAGATGCGTTTGTAGGGCGGTCTAAGCAGTTTGGAATTGTTGGTCAGAGACGTGGATTTATCTGGAAAACAGATTATGATATAACTACTGACAAGTACAAGTACCAGACAACTACAAGACTTGCTTTTGCAATTAAGTATGCTAACGCTTACTGTATGATCCGGGCAATCTTAGATTAGATATATATAAATTTCTTTTTTTTTATTATTTTTCAATTTCAAAGCCGAAGGCAAAAAAAAGGACGAAGTCATGACATTCATAACACCCTTAGAATTATGGAAAAGTTTAGGCAGTGATGCTTACACGAAAGTTAGAGCCGAAGCTGTCGGAACAGGAAATGGAACTACTTCTGCATGGAGTTTAGATAAGGATAATGTTATCTCAGCTTCAGACACTCTTTATGATACAGGAACCGCTTCTACAACTTATACTATTGATTTGGATGATGGAGAGATTACAACTTTAACTGCAAGCGCAGCAGTAACAGCAGATTATTCTTATGCAGAAATTCCAGACTCATTTGTCCAGGAACTTTTAAAGAGGGCCGATGCAGAATTAACTGAAAGCACAGGAAGAATCTTTGCCACAACCAGCGTAGTAGAATATATTGATGTGGAAGATGTTAATGCAGATGAATACTTTTTAAGTAACTATCCAGTAATAACAATTAGCTCTATGCAGGTGAATACAGAATCTAATCAAGATACTCCAAGTTGGAGTTCAAGCACACAAGGATTAGGAGAGGACTTCATTGCAAATTCTTCTGATTTAAAAATTGGAAGATTTAGGTGGATTGATAATTTCCCAACTGCTAAGGGAGGGGATAAAATTAAAGTAACTTATACTACTGGATTTACTTCAACTCCTGAGAGAGTAAAAGAACTTGCAACATTATTGGCCACAAGACAAATGATTAGTTCTACGGTATATCGCTCAATATTTATGGGGAGGGATAACTTCTCACCTGTTCGACTCGAAGAGATAGAGAACAGAATTGCTGAATTAACAAGGCAATTAAAAAAACTAAACATTGAAAGACCTTAGACGAAGTCAAATGGTAATTACAAACGCAAACCTATATTCAGAAAGCTACGATTCAGTAGAGACTTTTCTCCAAGATAATTTAACTGATCCTAAGAAGAGATATAAAACTAACTGGGTGCACGCCAGTATGCCTCAATTGACTGGTAGAGCCTTCTCAGGCTATCCTTTCATAGTCTTGAGGATAAACCTCAACGAAGACATAAAATCATTTGATAATAATATATCCCAAAAGAATTTTAGAGTTCTAATTGCAGTGTATTCTAACGAAGTTACAGATATTGAAAGTGTCTGCGATCAGATTGGAGAGTTATTTAGAGATGAAACTAAGCTAACAGACTTTTCTTCAAGGGGTTTAACAAGCTCCCCTATCAGTTGGACATTAGATATGAATGGAAAGAAAGTTTTATTTAGGGAGATGGTATTGGAACTAAAGGAGAGAATATGAGAATAAAGATTAATACTCAACAAGTGTCAAGAGAAATTGAAAGAATTAGAAAGAGGTTGGTCAGAGCAGGCCAAGAAATAAAAGATGGTTCAACAGATAAAATTAGAGAGGTTGGAAACTTGGGGTTTAACTTTGCTTTTAATTTAGCACCTGAATATACAGGGGCCTTAAAACAAGCAATGAGATTGGAATTTCCAGGGGCTAATAAAGCAGCGATTATTTCATCTCACCCAAAAGGGGATGCTCAGCCAATTCATGTTTTATTTGATGAAGGGATTTATCCAAATCCCAGAATCCCAAGTTCATTGGGATTCATGAGCCAGACAGCAGTCTTCCTTGAGGGAGAATTTTCTCAGAGAATGAGAATGATGGTGTCGAGGGCAATTGAAAAGGTAGGTAAAAATGGAGGTTAAATATGGCATTAGATAGAGACGCATGGTATGATAAAGCATTTGTTAGTGTTGCAGCTAAAGCTGGAACTGATACCCAATTAAGAGCTAAAACAACAAGCCTAAATATATCCGGTGGAAACTTTGATATAGAAGGTATTGAAACTTTTGGTGGAAAGATCAAGCGTGTTGGTTCAAGGGAAGACTTTGAAATTAGTTTTGATGGAATCCCAACAAGCCAGCAAGATTTTGATTGGATATTTCATGGAGCCAACAATACAGACACAAGCATCACTTCTTCATCAGTAAGTGATTATAGAGTTGTAATATTGTGGACTGACGAATCTGGAGTTACAAGCGCAAACCAGGCTATCGCAACTGCAAGTGAAGGATACAGAGAAATGTATGCTGATTGTAATCTTGTCTCATTGGAGAAAGATATGGACGCAGGCGAACACCTTAAAGCTTCACTAACATTCAAATGTCCTTTTGAGGACGCTGATGGAAGTGTAAACTTTAAGAAACAAAGTTGTGGGACTACAAGCGCTTTGGCAACTACCAGTGCATATACCGCAACAACAAAATTTTAGGTAGAACAATTTGGAACAACCAGAATTTGTGAGAAACATTGAAGATCAAAAGAACACAAACTTTAAGGTCACGAGAATTCCAGTCTGGGCTTTAAGAGAATTTAAGAAATATTGTAAGAAGGAATGTGGTGATATTTATTTTGTTGGAATAATTCAACTCCTCAATATTAAAAAAAGATATGAGGATTTAAATCTCAGACTCAATTCCTTGCAGGAACAACTTGATGAAATCAAACCAAGCAAGGGGAGAACAATTAAAACATTCGGAGATAAAGATGTCAAAACTATCTAACCTTATTGGTAAGTCGAAGATTTACAATATTGGTGGCCTGGAATTAGAATTTAAGCCAAGAAAGATGGGTGATCTTGATTTACTTGCAGAGTTGGAGGATCCAGAAAAGAGAACTCAAGCAATGAAAAAGCTGATTGCCATAACTTTGAAAGAGGCTGTTCCTGATGCTACTGATGAAGAGATTGCTGAAATTGCTGTTGAACACTTGGAAGAAATAGGCAATGCAATCGGTGATGTAAATAAACTTAAACCAGTAAAAAATGTACCCCAAAATTAAAGAACTAATGGAAAAGGGAAATCTTGATGATAAAGTAGTGGACACCTTCTATATTTTGATGAAAGAATGTCATCAACAATTTTCTGAGATTATGAAGATGCCTATACCTTTAGTGGATGAAATTATGAAAAGGGTTGAGAGAGAACAGAAAGAACTAAAGAGGAGGATGAAAAAATGACCGTTGATGATATTATAATAAGAATACAGACAACAGGGGAAGATCAATTAGATGCTGCACTCAAAACAGCAAGTATGAGTTTTAAACAATTCAATAAGCACTTGAACAATAACTTTCTTTCTATGCAAAAGGGTGGAAAAGTTACTGATAGATTAACAGGTCAGATGACTACTTATGGCCAACAAGTTCAGAAAGCCACGACGATAAATCGGAGATTCAAATTTGAATGGTTGAGTATTATGTTTGCTGGAATGGCACTGGATAGAATCTTTGGAAATTTGGTTAGAAAACAACTTGAATTGTGGGGAGTAAGTGAAGGGTTAGCTGGTATGTGGGCAGTTGTTATGGCTCCAGCAATGGAAAAAGTTACTCCCGCACTTTGGGGGCTTATTGGAGGGCTGTCAAATTTGCCAGCTCCAATCCAGGAAGTAATTGGATATTTCATGTTGTTTATGGCTGGCCTTGCACAGATATTAACTTATGGTGGACAATTGATGTTGCTTTTAGGAGGATTAAAGATATTCTTTCCAGCAGCATTTGCCAAGATGGGTTTGGTTGTTGGGGCATTTCTTTCTGCCGCATGGCTTCCTCTATTAATTGCAATTGCTGTTCTCGCTGTTTTAGTAATAGCTATTTACCTTGCTTGGAAATCTAATTTTATGAAGATAAGACATAACATTTCTAAGTTTGTTGCGGCATTCAAACAATGGTTTGGTGGACTTATTATGATAGTTAAGGGTGTGTTAAAAATTATCAAAGGAATTTTCACAGGAGATTTTGAATTAGTGAGGAAAGGAATAGTTATGGTGTTTAAAGGTTTGTGGAACAAAATTCTGGGGGGGTGGAAAATGCTTGGGCAAGGAATAATCATAATTTTCAAAGGGATTGCTAAATTAGTTTATAATATATTCAAGGTAATTATTGATGCAATTCTTTGGGGGGCAAATAAGATTGCCAAAGTCTTTGGAGGGAGTGTAAAACTAAGAATGCCAAGCTTTCAAACAGGGGGATTAGTTACTCAAACTGGTCCAGCATTCTTACACGCTGGAGAGAGAGTTGTTCCGAAAGGGAGAGATTCTGGAACAGGAGTTGTATTCTCACCGACAGTGTATTTAAATACAACAATCAATAATGAAATGGACATCAGAGTCTTAGCAGACAAATTAAATAAATACTGGGCAGCTGATTTTGAAAGGCTTGCCCAAAAAGGATGATGACAATAAGTATAAAGAAAACAATTCCTGCAAGTGATTGGTACACTGATACTGGAAGCACAACAATTAATCTAAAGGGAGTGAATAATATTGTTGTAAATTCTAAGAAGTCTTTAATTAAGATACAGCAACAACAATCCGCAGCATCTCAGGCTTCAGATCCTTCTGACAAGGCAAAGAATAAAGTAAAGGACTTAAAGAAGATAGAGGATGGTATTAAGGTTAGGGGCTGGTTGATTGACCAAACAGATAGTTCGGCTTGGCAACAAGCATGGCAATTGAGGGCCATGTGCACTTCAGGTGGACCTATCGAGACTCTGACAATTGAAGATTTATCTTTTGGAACAGGATCGCAAGAAGTATATCTCGAAGAAGTAAGTTTCATTGCGCATCCACTGAGAGCAAAAGGATTAACTATTAATGAGACATCAAGTAGTAGTGTTGATGTAGCCAGAATTGAAGTGGATTTGGCATTTTATTTAGGGGATGAGATTTAATAATCAATTAAATAAAGGAGGAAAAACATGAAAAAGGAACAAGCTAAGCTGAGAGGAAGATTTAGAATAGCATGTCTTAGGGACGGTGAAGTTATTGCGTCAGTGGATAATACTAACACAATAATGAATGCTGGACTGGCAGAAGTTTCAGGTTTAATCTTGTCGGATATAGGTGGAAACGCTTTTGATTATTTGTCAATTGGAACTGATGCAACTGCTCCAAATGCAACACAAACTGCATTACTTGATGAGATTTATCGAGTTGCTGGAACAGGAAGCCAAGAACAATCATCTGTTGCAAATGATACTGCAAGATTGACTACAAGCGTAGCAATTACTGCAAGTAATACTGTCCAAGAAGCTGGAATTTTTAATAGTTCAAGCGCAGGAGATATGTTAGCAAGAGCAACTTTCAGTTCAATAAGTGTGCAGAATGGAGATACTTTGAATATGGGCTATGATGTTGTATTAAGTTAAGCGTCCTTTTTCTTA